TCATTTGTCGATTTCAATTTTGTCCCATTCCCGTCCACGGCTGTCCCTATACCGCGCCGCCATTGAATCTGATTTATGCCCGAGAAGACGTTGAGCAAACTTATCGCCAATCTGGTTCCGGTATAGCCTCGCTGACAGGCTACGCAGTTCATGGAATGTTGGCGGGTTTCCATCAAATGAGAGTCCTGATGCATTTCTCGCCTTTGTAAAATACTTCGATACTGTTTTCGGGGAAAGCGGATCGTGATGCTTTGATGCGATTATAGTTTCACTGCTGCTGGCCTCCCTGCATTTCTGTAGTGTATCAGCCAATGAGATATTGAGCGCGTCAATCGTTAGCGTCAGCGGAATGGCGAGCTTAGCCCCTGTTTTACCCTGCTCAATGTGAAGATGGTTGTCGTTTATGTCTGACCATTTCATTCTGCACAAATCGCCGACTCTCTGCCCTGTAACGACGGCCAAATCCATCGCCAGCCTTAGCCAGATAGGGAGAGGTTCGGCCGCATGGTAAATCTCGACATACTCATTAGCTGTCAGCCTTGAGCGCCTTACTTCTGACTTTGCTGTACGGGTTGCTGTTACCGGATTCGTTGCCACATGCCCCTCGGCTATTGCTTCACGAAAAACGTCAACAAGGGTTGACCTGATTAATTTTGCGGAAGCTGCTTTACCTTCTGCTACGTAGGTGTTTAGCATTGCTGCCACTTCTTTCGTTGATATGTCAGTGAGCGGTTTGTCCGGCAATTTTCTTCGGATTGCCCTGATTTTGCTGGCGTAGTCGAGTAGAGTTTTCGGCCTGATCCCCCTTTCGGTGAGGATTGTTTCATATCGGTCAAGCCACACATGAAGAGTGATTGCGTCACCGCCTTTAATTCTGTCTATCAGTGATTTGCGTCCGCTGTCTGAGAGTAACTCAATATTGGCCTGTATTGCTTCAGTGATTGCTATCCTCCTGTCTCGGCCTAATCCAAACTCTTTACCCGTCCTTGGGTCCCTGTAGCAGTAATATCCATTGTTTCTTATATAAAGGTTAGGGGGTAAATCCCGGCGCTCATGACTTCGCCTTCTTCCCATTTCTGATCCTCTTCAAAAGGCTACCTGTTACTGGTCGATTTAAGTCAACCTTTACCGCTGATTCGTGGAACAGATACTCTCTTCCATCCTTAACCGGAGGAGGGAATATCCTGCACTCGCGTACCCATCGACGAACTGTTTCAAGGCTTCTTGGGCGTCGCTGGCGTGCGTTCCATTCCTGAAGTGTCAAGTACATCGCAAAATCTCCGCAATTACACGCAAGAAAAAGCCGCATTGATGCGGCGATGGTAGGCCTGGATATCTTGAGAAATGAACAGGCCTCATCGAGTGTGAGGCTGTGGTTAGTTCTTGCGTAACTCGCTAATTTTTCTGTAAGTCTCTGGTGCTTTGTTTCCGTGTATCTTCATTTCAGACTTCAACAGAGCAACGAGGGAATCCCATTCGTTGAGGATGCCTTTGAATGCCGGAACGCGCTTTGCAACCTTGTCGAATGAATCTCTGATTTCTGGAATCTGCTCAACAAGTGCAACGCATCGTCGGAAATCGGCTGCGTCATGTGGAGCGCCGAAGTGATGACCATAGATATTCTTTTTCAGTCCACATGCGATTGAGGCAAGAGTTGCGCTACTGATGCCGACATCGCCAGTCGATTGCCATTTCAAAACCTTCATAGCCAAATCTGACATTTCTTGTCTCCAATAAAAAAAACCGCCATCAGGCGGCTTGGTGTTCTTTCAGTTCTTCAATTCGAATATTGGTTACATTGTTTTCATATATGAATAAATAAATTAGCTTTTTTCGTTGCCTTCGCGTTCTTTATTAATTTTGACAAACTCGTTTTTACCACGCTCTCCAAATGCGTCTTTAGAGTCGTTGTATCCGCAATCGCAGCACACATAATCACCAGACCATCCACGCATTGTTTTTTCTTTTGCAATATTTCCAGAACCGCATTTTGGACAAGACATATCACTACCTCCAAAGCATGAGTGAGATGACAACGTAACATTGATTGGAGATTAACAATAGATTGCTGATGTAAAAGATATGTATAAGCTTCGCTTTCAAAGTGGAGGCTCTGGTAGCGGCATCCAGTGTGACGGTTTCCACGACGCACCAGGAATTATCCACCCATCATTAGCGTCAGGATGCCCCGGGATGTAAGTCGCCCATTTCATTCGCCAGTCACCTTTCCTGTCAAACTCCACGGCAACAAGAACGGCTGTTTTGGTATCCGGCATTCGCTCACTACAGCTTATCCAACCATCCGGAATTACCGGAGAGTTGCCAGCCAGTCTACGCAAAACAGCCTTAATCGCATCAATACGGTCATCATCGCAACTTTCCAGCGTATCTATGCGGTCGAGCATGATGATTGCGTTATCAATATCAGGATTGCCGGTCCACTCATTACCGCGATTGGATTCGGCAGCCTGGTTGCCGTGTACTGTTTGATTCTCGGCTTTACCCAGTCTGTCGTTGCTGCATGAATGCCCTTCCAGCCAGGCCAGTGCTTGTCGCATGAAATACGCAATATGCTTGCCGTGGTAATCGTCTTCATCGATGTGAAAAGCGATACTGCGGATGTATTCAATTGCGTTTTCAATGGCCTCTAACGCTATCGGCGCTGGCGGGGTGGTATATAGTTTTCGGCATTTGTATATCCAACCGGCATGGTCAGGCGTGTCTGTAAAGCGCAAATCGTCTTCGTAGCAATCACGACTTCGTTCTTTCCATTCCGTCCACGGAACACCGATATTCCAGGTGGGGCGAGTGCAGGACTGATACAGAACAGGCTCTGCTTCCAGCGATGCCAGCGCAATTCGTGCCAGTTCTTCCGCTTCTTCTGCTGGCAGTACAACGTTGCTGCTAGGTCCGTATATTTCGCGCCACAGCTTGATTGTCAGCAGTCGCTCTTTGGTAATAGTGGTCATTTGTTAATCCTCAAAACTTTATGCCCGGGCGCAAAAGCACGCGTTTTGTCGGCGCTTATTCGCCACCCGTCTTTACGGGCCTCTTTTGCACAACCAGACCATGACGTACCGATATACTCACCGAAGTCTGGCACTGGATATACACCTTCCGTACACTGGCGGCAGTCACAATAGAGATGCATGGTGTAACTTGCGGCAATAGCCATATCAGTCTCCTTTGATGCGAATACCAGCAGCGCGCTCGGCTTCACTTTGTTCCCAAAACCACTTGTGAAGCTCCATAAGCTTTTCGTCAATCGGTGCATATTTGCGATTAAAGTAGGCCTGAGCATCTTTCTCAGATTCGTCCGGCAATTCGCCTGGGCCAAACAGTGTGTTATAAATCCATGCCAGTCCGCTCTTAGCGTCGCCAGTTGCCTGCCATTCGATAATCGCAGCCTGCATTACCAGAATGTTTTTCCCGATTAATAGGTCCAGTTCTTTGTACCGGTTGCGGATGTATGCATTTTCGCTTTGTAATTTTGCGTTGCGCTTCTCTGCGGCTTCCAGCTCATCCAGCAGTGCCAAGACGGTAGCGGATTGGCTGCGGCGATGAATTCAGCATTGGCCTGCTGTTCAGTTTGGAAATCTTCATCGAAACCGCTTTCAGGATGCGCTCCTTCAATTCTGCAAATGGGAATATATCCAGCAACTTCACGATGAATTAGCGCATCATCACCATCAAATCGGCTCTCTCCATATTCGAGCGACCACTCACCACACGTTGCTTTCTCTGCCTTTTCACGCAATGCCTGATAGTCAATCTTGCTCACTGGCCGCCTCCTTCATAAAAATAATCCAGTGGGTCTTGTCACCTTTTCCTGTTCGTTGACCGATAACAGGCTTTCTGTCGGTCAGTGCCAATATCTGGCGAACAGGTATTTGCGTTTCATTCCATTTAAAAATCAGAACGCCGTATGGTCGCAACACACGAAAGGCTTCTTTAAATCCCTGCCGCAAATCATCACGCCAGGTATCTTTATTCAGCCGTCCATATTTCTTTCCCATCCAGGCGTTATCACCAACACGCTCAAGATGCGGAGGGTCGAATACAACAACCGGAAACGATGCGTCTGCAAATGGTAATGCACGAAAATCTGCTATCAGGTCAGGGCTAATTATCAGCCGTCGTCCATCACATAATGTGTGCTCTTCCTTTCTGATATCGCTAAATATCGCCCGGTCGTCATTCTTATCGAACCAGAACATGCGACTGCCACAGCACATGTCGAGGATAGCTGCATGTCCAGTCACTGGTTGCCTCCTTTGCGAAGCTCTGCGGCGAAGGCTACTGCGTGATCATGATGTTCAAGTGTGTATGCGCACTCAGCAAACATCTCCACGCCCTGCGCTCGTACTTCAGCCAGAAAAGCATCGGTGGCTGGAATTTGCGGCATACCTCCGTCTGTTGCGCAGATATACGCATCAGATATTTCATCCTGCTCGCCATTAAACACATAGCAACTCTGTACGATAAATTTATTCAGCCGCGCATTCTCCGCCGCCAGCGCCGAAAACTTCTCGTGTGCCAACTTAACAGCCGCATCAGCCTGCTTAATTGACTCAATCGCTTTCTGGTGGTCTTCGGACAGAGCTGAAATCTTGGCCTCCGCTTCAGCAAATTTACGCACCAGATATTCAGCGTTTGTTTCGTTAACCTTTAAATCTCGTGGGATGCATTTACCTTTCAGAAAACCATCCATCTCAATTAGTGACATTTGTTTCATTTCTTCCCACTCCGCAACATCGCGTTCAGATATTTGTTTTGATTCACTGATGGAAACGAGTTTCGCTTAAGCAATTCCTCTCTCGATGGCATTGGCTTTACGCGTTGGCGAATAATCATTTCTGCCGGAAGAATGCCGGGATTGTATGCAAGTCCTCTCATGATTTACTCTCCACGAACTGGTCAACGGTCATGCTAAGTGACACACCTAAAGTCTCGATATGCTGCTGAATATCCTGTAGCGTCTGCGCCTGAGATAACAGGATTTCACGGTTGCATAATTCTTTAACCAGATGCTCAAACTTGCTGTAATAACCGATACGGCTTAGTGTTTCTTTCCCTGCATTCTCGCCTTCTTTGATAATTCCTCTTTCGCTAAGAATCAGATCGTGTTTGGTTCCGGTAATAACGTATTTTCCGAGGTCGATGTTTAGCTTCATTGTTTTCATTGTTAATTCCTCAGTCATTACTGATAGCGCCATAGCGTGAGCGGTAATTACGCAGGCGCGGGTCAATTTCAGGGAAGTGGGTATATGTGGCTTTGCGGAATGGTCGGATTGATGTCTGGTAAATTCGCTCGCGTTCTTCTTTCTCTGCAAGCCATATACAATGGCGAAATTCCTTTTCCTCTTTCGTTTCCTGCGGTAGCGACATTATCCGATCGTAGTTTTTTCTGAATTTATCCAGCACCTCCGATACGGAATTGCCGGAACAGCGGCGCACGTCGTCCGCACCATACAGAGGCGCTGGCATGGTTTTCTCCTGTTGATTATTTAGCTAACTTTTTCCAGATCGCTGAAACGTATTTGGCTTGGTGGATGGCATCATCAAGCGCGTTGTGGCGAGTTCCTTTGAATGGCATATCTCGCTTAGGGTCGAATCCTATTGCCTTCCCAAGTTCGACGATTGTTCTTACGTCGCGGTCATTCCACCACTGCCACGGAACTGGCTGCCCTGTCAGCGAATAACTGTTGCGGAGAATAACGCAGTCAAATGATGCTCCATTCCCCCAAACCTGAACGAGTTTGTGGTTGGCGTTCTTTATGATGAATTCAGATAACCATGAAAGAGCCGTTGAAAGCTCTTGAGTGTTGCTGGTTAGCGATTTTCTGGCTTCTTCACTCTGTTCCATCCACCATAAAATTGTTGAAGCGTCAGGACGCGCCCGATATCGCATTGATGACTCAAGCGAGATATTTACCGAGAACTCTTCTCCTGTTTCTCCGGTATTCGGGTCAAAGAATACCGCCCCAATAGAAATAACTGGCGCATATGGCCCGTTGCCCATTGTTTCAAGGTCAACCATTAAGTGATTCATGTAAGTCCTTAAATTGCGTGAATAGCGTGACGAGGGAAGGGGAGAGTTACTGGTGCAAAGGGTATATCGTCGTCAAAATCCATAGGTGGTTCGCTGTGATTCCCCTGCTGCTGAGATTGCTGTCTTTGTTGCTGACCGTTATTTCGCTGAGGTGAAGACTGTTCATTGCCTCCTTGCTTGCCACCAAGCATTTGCATGGTTCCACCAACGCCCACGATGACTTCGGTAGTGAACCTATCCTGTCCGCTTTGATCCTGCCATTTTCTTGTCCGTAATTTGCCTTCAAGATAAACCTCTGAGCCTTTTCGCAGATATTCGCTGGCAATTTCTGCCAGTTTCCCGCTCATTACCACGCGGTGCCACTCCGTCTGCTCCTTTTGCTCTCCAGTTTGCTTATCACGCCATTGTTCTGACGTAGCAACTGTAAGGTTTGCAAATGCCGTTCCTGATGGTGAATATCTGATTTCTGGATCATGCCCAAGGCGACCAATAATGATCACCTTATTTACGCCTCTGCTTGCCATTTATGCCGCCTGTTTTAGCTCGTTAACTCTGATGTTCATTACCTGAACGCATTTAGCCTGCGCATCCTCATTGCCAGCCATTAATTGCCAGTCACGCTGATAACGCTCGATGAGTTTTTTCTTGTCAGTTTCTGTTGACGCATAATCGCTGAAGTCTTTCAGGATTTGCTCGCAGTCAACCGATGGAGATTTCTGGTTGGTATTTTCTGGTGATGGTTTGTTATCTGATGCTGGGATTGCCCATCCCGGCAGCGATGGAGGGAGCCAGTAAAATCCTGTTCCATCCTTGAGTTTTGCCCTGTGCCACCCATGTTTTTTATCGAGAGATGTTTGTGCGAAACCTTCCTCAAGGTTATACAGATACCGACCGATTCCCCACTGAACAGCAGCACGCTTCATTGCACCGGAACGACCACCTTTGACGGCTTCTACCTGCGTGTTTTCAGCAGCATCCCATTTGGTTACCCATTCGGAATCAATCCTGATTGATATGCCGCATTCAACTCCGCCGTTGTTGGGAATATCGCGGTATTCATTGCGCCATCCTGCTTTGCCGCAAACATCGTCCAGGCGTTTCATGATTGCCCGGTTCGTGACATAAGCCAGCACCATAGCCCACACCTTGCCATCGCGTGTTTTACCGCTTTGCTGTATTCGCCATTCGATATCTTCAGGGCTGAATGGCTCATCGAATTTGTTCAAATCCATAATTCACCTCAGAATGGACACGGCCCAAGGAAATAACGCTGATTTAATACTTCGACTCGGGACAAATTAAGGCATACCCGCATTCCTTCGCGGTCACCATTATGGCGATACCAGAGAGCTTTCTGCGTGTACATGCGTCTCTGTAACTTGCTCTCCTTCACTGTGGTTGCAAGTGACATGAATATCTCCTTCGTTACCGATTAATTCTTTCATCTGACGAATGAATTCTTCGTCTGACCAGTTATCTGTAAAACTCATGGACGGCCTTGTTGTTTCAAAATATCCCAAAGCTTTTCGAGCAAACTTTTCATTCTTGGTTGTTTAAAGTCTGCTCCGGTTAAAATATTTTTTCGTGAATGCTGCACCGATAAAATTGGGTTGAAAGGGCGAACCGATGCCGCCCCTGCAATAGCGAACTGTTGCATAGGATGCTCCTTCTGTTTGATTGCATAACGAAAACGCCTCGAGTGAAGCGTTATTGGTATGCGGTAAAGCCGCACTCAGGCGGCCTTGATAGTCATATCATCTGAATCAAATATTCCTGATGTATCGATATCGGTAATTCTTATTCCTTCGCTACCATCCATTGGAGGCCATCCTTCCTGACCATTTCCATCATCCCAGTCGAACTCACACACAACACCATATGCATTTAAGTCGCTTGAAATTGCTATAAGCAGAGCATGTTGCGCCAGCATGGTTAATACAGCATTTAATACAGAGCCGTGTTTATTGAGTCGGTATTCAGAGTCTGACCAGAAATTATTAATCTGGTGAAGTTTTTCCTCTGTCATTACGTCATGGTCGATTTCAATTTCTATTGATGCTTTCCAGTCGTAATCAATGATGTATTTTTTGATGTTTGACATCTGTTCATATCCTCACAGATAAAAAATCGCCCTCACATTAGAGGGCAAAGAAGATTTCCAATAATCAGAACAAGTCGGCTCCTGTTTAGTTACGAGCGACATTGCTCCGTGTATTCACTCGTTGGAATGAATACACAGTGCAGTGTTTATTCTGTTGTTTATGCCAAAGATAAAGGCTACCATCAGGCAGCCTTGTTGTTCTGTTTGTCAAGTTCTCTGGCAATCATTGCCGTCGTTCGTATTGCCCATTTATCGACATATTTCCCATCTTCCATTACAGGAAACATTTCTTCAGGCTTAACCATGCATTCCGATTGCAGCTTGCATCCATTGCATCGTTTGAATTGTCCACACCATTGATTTGTATCAATAGTCGTAGTCATACGGATAGTCCTGGTATTGTTCCATCACATCCTGAGGATGCTCTTCGAACTCTTCAAATTCTTCTTCCATATATCACCTTAAATAGTGGATTGCGGTAGTAAAGATTGTGCCTGTCTTTTAACCACATCGGGCTCGGTGGTTCCTCCACTTTCCACAGTCAAAGGAAATGGGTAGACTGTTGTTTCCACAGTCAAAAGAAGGGCTTTGTTATGACAGATATTGTTAATCCCAAAACCAACCCACACGAAGCCGCTCAACAGATTATTGTTGAGCTTATCAGAGCCGGTAATCTTGCCCCTGGCATTGACGGAAAGCCAAGCACAGTTGTTTATGAAAAAATTCTTGATGAGATTATCAGAATAAACAGTAAGTAATTAAGAGAACAAAATTTCGAATGCCTGGCGGATGGTTGCAACATCTTCGTTCGTCAGTTTTTTTCGTTCATCTGATGACATCGATAACAATGCATTCCTCTCAATCAACGTAGCCAGCAGTTTAGATGCTATATTTTGAACGTCAGGGCTTAACTCTAAGAATTTATTTCGACTACGTTCGAGAATAAGTTGTGTCGCGGGTGTATCTTTTAACTCAGATATTTTTTTTGTCCAATACATCAAGCATTTCTTTCGTTTTCTCAATTAGTAATTGTTCAATACATGAAATATCCATAATTACCTCGCCGTCAGTTGTTTTGATTTCCGATAGCCTGCCACGTAGATGGCTACGTTTGGCAGGCAAATGCTTCCATTGCATTCGTCGGTATTTTGGTTACGAATGTTGCCGAGTGATATTGCTTTTTCAGAAAGGCTTAAACGCTTTCTCGGTTCTTTCTGAACAGGTTCATCACTGTCTGTACCGAAGATCGAATCGATGATGTTGCATATAGCATCACGCTCGATAGCCAGCTTTCTGCGCCGCTCATGACGGCGAGTTTTGGCATTTCCTGTAAATGTTGATTTCCCGTACACGATTACCGTCATGATGTTTTCCTCATGTAAAATGGCTTTGGTGGTGAGGTAGGTGTAAGCGTAAAGCCAATGCCGTCTGTAACACCTGCTCCTTGCAGACTAAATTAGAGCTCCTTCTAAATTAGACGGAGTTCTATTGATGGATAAACCTACAGACTGGCGCTCCGGAACCCGCCGGATATTTTCTAATGAATTTAAACTTCATATGGTTGAACTGGCTTCGAAACCAAATGCCAATGTTGCACAACTGGCCCGGGAACATGGCGTTGATAACAACCTGATTTTTAAATGGCTACGCCTCTGGCAAAGAGAAGGACGTATTTCTCGTAGAATGCCTCCAACTATTGTAGGCCCTACAGTATCACAATCTTTTCCGGCCTCTCCGACTCTGGTTCCAGTGGAACTTATCGACACCCCGCGCTGTGCTACAGATGCTCCTGCTCCGGAGGCATTATCAGTTGCTTGTGCAGCTTCCTGCCATGTGGAATTCCATTACGGTAAAATGATGCTGGAAAATCCTTCACCAGAGCTGCTCACGGTGTTGATCCGTGAGCTGACCGGGAGGGGACGATGATTTCACTCCCATCAGGTACCCGTATCTGGCTCGTTGCCGGCGTTACTGATATGCGTAAATCCTTCAACGGTCTGGGGGAGCAGATACAGCATGTGCTGGATGATAACCCCTTCTCCGGTCACCTGTTTATCTTCCGTGGCCGACGGGGAGACACGATTAAAATCCTGTGGGCTGATGCTGATGGTCTGTGCCTGTTCACCAAACGCCTTGAGGAAGGTCAGTTTATCTGGCCTGCGGTGCATGACGGTAAGATATCCATTACCCGCTCGCAACTGGCAATGCTCCTCGATAAGCTGGACTGGCGTCAGCCAAAAACATCCCGCCTTAACGCACTGACAATGTTGTAAAAAACGCCGGGCCGGATTATAAAAACGGCCATGGGTCAGAAATACCTCATTCGCATCGCTGAGCTGGAAAGGCTGCTCTCTGAGCAGGCTGAAGCCCTCCGTCAGAAAGACCAGCAACTGAGTCTGGTTGAAGAGACGGAGGCCTTCCTGCGCTCTGCACTGGCACGTGCCGAAGAAAAGATCGAAGAAGATGAGCGAGAAATAGAGCATCTGCGGGCTCAGATAGAAAAACTGCGCCGGATGCTGTTCGGAACCCGTTCTGAAAAACTGCGTAGTGAGGTTGAACAGGCTGAAGTCCTGCTGAAACAACGCGAGCAGGAAAGCGATCGTTACAGTGGGCGTGAGGATGACCCGCTGGTTCCCCGCCAGTTGCGACAGTCGCGCCATCGTCGTCCGTTACCGGCACATCTCCCCCGTGAAATATACCGCCTGGAGCCTGAAGAAAGCTGTTGCCCGGAGTGTGGCGGTGAGCTGGATTATCTGGGGGAAGTCAGCGCAGAACAACTGGAGCTGGTGAGCAGCGCCCTGAAAGTGATCCGCACAGAACGGGTAAAAAAAGCCTGTACAAAATGTGACTGCATCGTTGAAGCACCGGCACCATCCCGTCCGATAGAGCGTGGTATCGCGGGCCCGGGGTTACTTGCCCGCGTGTTAACGGGAAAATACTGCGAACACCTGCCACTGTATCGTCAGAGTGAAATCTTTGCCCGCCAGGGTGTCGAACTGAGCCGTGCCTTACTCTCCAACTGGGTTGATGCGTGCTGCCAGTTAATGACACCGGTGAATGATGCCCTGTACAGTTATGTGATGAACACCCGCAAGGTTCACACTGATGACACACCAGTAAAAGTACTGGCACCGGGCAGGAAGAAGGCGAAAACAGGATATATCTGGACGTATGTCCGGGATGACCGAAATGCCGGTTCGCCAGAACCTCCGGCGGTCTGGTTCGCCTACTCACCGGACCATCAGGGTAAACATCCGGAGCAACACCTTCGTCCCTTCCGGGGTATCCTGCAGGCAGATGCGTTCGCAGGTTACGATCGGCTGTTCAGTGCCGAACGTGAAGGCGGCGCGTTGACGGAAGCAGGATGCTGGGCTCATGCGCGGCGCAAAATCCACGATGTATATATCAGTACCAAAAGCGCGACGGCGGAAGAAGCACTGAAACTAATCGGCGAACTGTACGCCATTGAGCACGAAATACGCGGGTTGCCGGTGTCTGAACGCCTGGCGGTCAGGCAAATGCAGAGTAAACCGCTACTGACTTCCCTGTATAAGCTGATGCAGGAGAAAGAACACACGTTATCGAAAAAATGCCGTCTGAGAGATGCGTTCCGGTATATCAGGAAGCACTGGGTTGCGTTGTGCAACTTCTGTGATGACGGTCTGGCGGAGGCGGACAATAACACAGCGGAAAGAGCGCTTCGTGCAGTCTGTCTCGGAAAGAAAAATTACGTGTTCTTCGGTAGCGATCACGGCGGCGAGCGTGGTGCACTGTTGTACGGGCTGATCGGCACCTGCCGGTTGAATGGTATCGATCCGGAAGCGTATCTGCGCCATATCCTGAGCGTACTGCCGGAATGGCCTTCCAACCGAGTTGACGAACTCCTGCCATGGAACGTAGTACTCACTAATAAATAAGCGTCAATACGGTGCTCCGTTGACGCTTACAGGTAGGTGGGAGACCCATTTCGACCTGTTTCGGCCTACTTCAATTCGGCAATAGTCCCGCAGGCCTCGCCGCTTTACGTGCGACATATTCCCGTCCATGAACCCTTCACCACACCGCCAAACCCATCTCGTTTGGTATCTGTTTGCGCTTTGTCAGCGCCCCATCGAAGTTAAAGAGCCCGCCAATCTGTTCCGTTTGGCTTCCAACGTCCTGCTGATGGCGATAATAACGAACCAGTAGTTCGATATTATCAAGAACTATTGGTACGAATCGTTTATGATTTATTAACTCTACGAAATATGATTTTGATATATAAGGAAATTTATTTTTGTAAATGTTGCGGATGAAGGTTATGCGGCAGGGATCAGAATTGCGTGGTTTAGCAAGTTGTATCTATTTATTTTTCAATAAATACAATTGGTTATGTGTTTTTAGATGGTGGATCGGGAGGCAAAGAAAACTGCTAGGTAGAAAACTGTGGGCACAAAAAAGCTAATGTGGAGTTGTTTGATCTTTTTAGGGGAATAAGAAAACCCGCCGAAGCGGGTGTTTTTGGTTATGCTGCCATTGGAAGCTTTGATGCTAGCATTTCTGCTTTTCTCTGCTTCATTTCAGCAATAATCTGATTGATTCGATCCGCACTTTTAAGCATATCTTTGATATGTTCAGTTCTAGACATGTTTATCCTCCGCTCTGTAAGTGTCAAAGACCCGATTTAGCACTCTTGAGTAGTTTTGATCCCTCAGAGCACAAATCAGGATTCTTTTCTCTTATGTTTTTGATTAAAATCTGTGCAAATATGATGATTTGCTTTAAGTTTAGTTCATTGATTGCATCAGCTTTTTGGTCAAGTTTCTCTAGCTCTGCATCTAATTCGTCAAGAGATGGGTTTGTTAACTCATGCAACCCTTCAATTCCAAGCTCTTCAAGACTGGTTGTAACAAATTCAATCAGACCGATTACAGCCTTTTTGACGCTATATATCTGCTTCTCCTCTGCGGAGGCCTCTGCACTTGGAACCAATGCTAAGGTTTTCAGATATTCATTCGTTTCATCTTGGGTCACTAACTATACTCCTTATATATGCTCGATCAACCCATTTTGCAACCGCATTTACTGGGATAGAGCTTTTTTTACAATAGTCTTATGTGTATATTTACAACGTTGTTTGTGGATAGGGTTATGATTTGTACCTAAAACCTGTCGCATTTTCGTCTCTATGCTATTGGTATTAATAATTTCTCAGCCACTCCCTTGCCTCGATGTCATCCAGATGGCGAGATTGCTTCAGAATACCAGCCACATACTCCACCTTTGCTACTTGATGATAAGGCAACGTTATTGGTCTGTGGTCCTGGTTGATGCTTGTAAATTGGTATTCTCCATCTCTGTCATAGCCAAGAATCTTGATCATGTTGTGTCCTTCGATGGTTCTGACAAACACCTCATCACCCGGGAATACTTTGGTGTTAGGCTCAATGAGTACATATTCTCCTGATTTTATTCTGGGCCACATGCTGTCTCCTTTCACACGAAGACCAAAGGCATCTGGATCATCGCTATAAATCTTGAGCCACCCATCGCGTTCTTCGGTCATCTCGATGGCACCATCAACACCAAGAATTGCCTCACCAACCACGCGCACTAACCCTTTTTTTAATTTGCCAACAAATGAAAGAGTATCTTCATCATTCGCTCCATTTAACGAAGTGCCGTGCTGAAGCCAAACAACATCAACGTTTAGAAATTTCGCAAGCGCATTCATTTTTTCCTGACGCGGTAAAGACTCAGCATTAAACCATTTGCTAACGCCTTTGGACGAAAGAGAAAGGGCACGGGCTATAGCCATTCCCCTACCATGTTCATCAAGACCAGCTTCTTTACAGGCTTGCGCTAGCCGCTGGGCGAATTCTTTGCGCACTTTTTCATTCTGAACCATGAGTACGATACTAAAGCACTTGCAAAAACTTTCAGTTCAATCATAATGCGTACTGAAAGTACGAAAAAGGATATTCCTATGCAAAATCTTGATGAGCCGATTAAAGGTGTCGGCATACCTGAAGTTGCGAAGGCTTGTGGAGTTAGCGAAAGGGCTGTCTATAAGTGGCTCAAAAACGGCTTCCTCCCTAAGACTGAGTTTTTTGGGAAAACGAAATACGCCTCAAAAATCGAAGAGATTTCTGGTGGCAAATATCAAGCAAGCGAAATGCTTGAAATAAGTAAAAAGAACCTTCTGGCTGCATAAGTAACACCGCTCTTTATCAATCTGCACCGCCGACAACGCGGTAACTAATTAAGCACTCATCGAAAGATGAGTATTAGTGATTATTTACCTATGGAAATAGTAAGAAATGGAAAGAACAAGTTACAGCAAACTATCACAGCGTGACGTTGATCGCGCAGAAACAGATTTACTTATCAATCTGTCAGCTATTACCCAGCGCGGTCTGGCAAAGATGATTGGCTGTCATGAATCGAAGATAAGCAGAACGGACTGGAGATTTATTGCTTCGGTATTGTGTGCTTTTGGAATGGCATCAGACATCAGTCCGATTAGCAGGGCTTTTAAGTATGCATTGGATGGAATCACAAAGAAAAAATCCCCGGCTGCCACCGAGGATTCTGAGCAAATTGATATGCAATTCTGAGGTAATTACTGGATCAATCTACAGGAGTCATTATGACAAATACAGCAAAAATACTCAACTTCTGCAGAGGTAACTTTGCCAAACAGGAGCGTAATGTGGCAGATCTCGATGATGGTTACGCCAGACTATCAAATATGCTGCTTGAGGCTTATTCAGGCGCAGATCTGACCAAGCGACAGTTTAAAGTGCTGCTTGCCATTCTGCGTAAAACCTATGGGTGGAATAAACCAATGGACAGAATCACCGATTCTCAACTTAGCGAGATTACAAAGTTACCCGTCAAACGGTGCAATGAAGCCAAGTTAGAACTCGTCAGAATGAATATTATCAAGCAGCAATGCGGCATGTTTGGACCAAATAAAAACATCTCAGAATGGTGCATCCCTCAAAACGAGGGAAAATCCCTTAAAACGAGGGATAAAACATCCCTCAAATTGGGGGATTGCTATCCCTCAAAACAGGGGGACACAAAAGACACTATTACAAAAGAAAAAAGAAAAGATTATTCGTCAGAGAATTCTGGCGAATCCTCTGACCAGCCAGAAAACGACCTTTCTGTGGTGAAACCGGATGCTGCAATTCAGAGCGGCAGCAAGTGGGGGACAGCAGAAGACCTGACCGCCGCAGAGTGGATGTTTGACATGGTGAAGACTATCGCACCATCAGCCAGAAAACCGAATTTTGCTGGGTGGGCTAACGATATCCGCCTGATGCGTGAACGTGACGGACGTAACCACCGCGACATGTGCGTGCTGTTCCGCTGGGCATGCCAGGACAACTTCTGGTCCGGTAACGTGCTTAGCCCGGCCAAACTCCGCGACAAGTGGACCCAGCTCGAAATCAACCGTAACAAGCAACAGGCAGTCGTGACAGCCAGCAAACCAAAACTCGACCTGACAAACACAGACTGGATTTACGGGGTGGATCTATGAAAAACATCGCCGCACAGATGGTTAACTTTGACCGTGAGCAGATGCGTCGGATCGCCAACAACATGCCGGAACAGTACGACGAAAAGCCGCAGGTACAGCAGGTAGCGCAGATCATCAACGGTGTGTTCAGCCAGTTACTGGCAACTTTCCCGGCGAGTCTGGCTAACCGTGACCAGAACGAACTGAACGAAATCCGCCGCCAGTGGGTTCTGGCTTTCCGGGAAAACGGGATCACCACAATGGAACAGGTTAACGCAGGAATGCGCGTAGCCCGTCGGCAGAATCGACCATTTCTGCCATCACCCGGGCAGTTTGTTGCATGGTGCCGGGAAGAAGCATCCGTTATCGCCGGACTGCCAAACGTCAGCGAGCTGGTTGATATGGTTTACGAGTATTGCCGGAAGCGAGGCCTGTATCCGGATGCGGAGTCTTATCCGTGGAAATCAAACGCGCACTACTGGCTGGTTACCAACCTGTATCAGAACATGCGGGCCAATGCGCTTACTGATGCGGAATTACGCCGTAAGGCCGCAGATGAGCTTGTCCATATGACTGCGAGAATTAACCGTGGTGAGGCGATCCCTGAACCAGTAAAACAACTTCCTGTCATGGGCGGTAGACCTCTAAATCGTGCACAGGCTCTGGCGAAGATCGCAGAAATCAAAGCTAAGTTCGGACTGAAAGGAGCAAGTGTATGACGGGCAAAGAGGCAATTATTCATTACCTGGGGACGCATAATAGCTTCTGTGCGCCGGACGTTGCCGCGCTAACAGGCGCAACAGTAACCAGCATAAATCAGGCCGCGGCTAAAATGGCACGGGCAGGTCTTCTGGTTATCGAAGGTAAGGTCTGGCGAACGGTGTATTACCGGTTTGCTACCAAGGAAGAACGGGAAGGAAAGATGAGCACGAACCTAATTTTTAAGGAGTGTCGCCAGAGTGCCGCGATGAAACGGGTATTGGCGGTATATGGAGTTAAAAGATGACCATCTACATCACTGAGCTAATCACAGGCCTGCTGGTAATCGCAGGCCTTTTTATTTGGGGGAGAGGGAAGTCATGAAAAAACTAACCTTTGAAATTCGATCTCCGGCACATCAGCAGAACGCTATTCACGCAGTACAGCAAATCCTTCCAGACCCAACCAAACCAATCGTAGTAACCATTCAGGAACGCAACCGCAGCTTAGACCAAAACAGGAAGCTATGGGCCTGCTTAGGTGACGTCTCTCGTCAGGTTGAATGGCATGGTCGCTGGCTGGATGCAGAAAGCTGGAAGTGTGTGTTTACCGCAGCATTAAAGCAGCAGGATGTTGTTCCTAACCTTGCCGGGAATGGCTTTGTGGTAATAGGCCAGTCAACCAGCAGGATGCGTGTAGGCGAATTTGCGGAGCTATTAGAGCTTATACAGGCATTCGGTACAGAGCGTGGCGTTAAGTGGTCAGACGAAGCGCGACTAGCTCTCGAATGGAAAGCGCGATGGGGAGATCGGGCTGCATGACTATCAAATCAAATACGCCAGCACACGACAAGGACTGCTGGCAAACGCCGCTTTGGCTTTTTGATGCACTGGATATTGAGTTTGGATTCTGGCTGGATTCGGCAGCGAGCGACAAAAATGCTCTGTGCGCTCACTGGTTAACTGAGGCCGACGACGCGCTCAATTCTGAGTGGGTAAGCCACGGTGCAATCTGGAATAACCCACCGTACAGCAATATCAGGCCGTGGGTGGAAAAAGCCGCTGAGCAGTGCATACAACAGCGACAGACGGTAGTGATGCTTGTGCCAGAGGATATGTCTGTAGGATGGTTCAGTAAGGCTCTGGAGAGTGTTGACGAAGTTCGCATCATCACTGATGGACGGATTAATTTTATCGAACCATCGACGGGGTTGGAGAAGAAGGGAAACAGCAAAGGCTCCATGCTGCTGATTTGGCGACCGTTCATCAGTCCTCGACGGATGTTTACTACCGTATCCAAAGCGGCATTGATGGCGATCGGGCAGGGCGTCAGGAGGGCGGCATGAGACGACAGCGACGAAGTATCACCGACATCATCTGCGAAAACTGCAAATACCTTCCAACGAAACGCTCCAGAAATAAACGCAAGCCAATCCCAAAAGAATCTGACGTAAAAACCTTCAACTACACGGCTCACCTGTGGGATATCCGGTGGCTAAGACATCGTGCGAGGAAATGACAATGCTTTTAATTCAACCTGGATTTGGCCTTAGCATCAAAAAAGGGCACATGTTTGGCGAGAAAGAGTCTCAACGAAAAATGGTGTCGATACAGTTGCCATTTATCAGTATTTATTGGCTAAACAGGGAGGCAACAAATTATTGGTATACATGCGCCAGAGCAGCATTTAACGACCCTGACTGGTTTGTGAATAACCACCACGCAGTTCGTCAGGCAAAGAGAAAGGCCAATACGACATACATGAAGGCGTATCGAAAAGCATGGAAAGAACACCGCGATCGATACCAGCAAGACATGGAAAAGCTTGAATCAGAAAACATGGAATTAAGACGAAAGCTTGGTGAAGCAAAACGAGACATTGATGCTTACAAGCGACTTTTTAATGGTGAAAGCCATGCTTAGTCCATCCCAATCGCTTCAATACCAGAAAGAAAGCGTCGAGCGGGCTTTAACGTGCGCTAACTGCGGTCAGAAGCTGCATGTGCTGGAAGTTCACGTGTGCGCCGATTGCTGCGCAGAACTGATGAGCGATCCGAATAGCTCAATGTACGAGGAAGAAGACGATGAGTGATTTCTCTGAGCTTATTTCCTTCAAAAAAGACAGAGAAGAAATGCGGACTGAATCTGTCTATTACGTTCAACACCGGAATAAACGCTCTGTGCTTGATCAGGAGCTGGTTATTACCGGAGACCTGGCATTCAGAACATATAAGGCCAGCATGGAAATGAAGGATTTCCCTAAATGTGGTTCTGAAAGAGAAGCCGCGTTAAAGCTGGCAGAGTGGATGCAAAGAATGGCTGCTGCAATTGAGAATTACTGGAGCGAACCATAATGGCTAAACCAGCGCGAAGACGATGTAAAAACGATGAATGTCGGGAATGGTTTCACCCTGCATTCGCTAATCAGTGGTGGTGCTCTCCAGAGTGTGGAACCAAGATAGCACTCGAACGACGAAGTAAAGAGCGCGAAAAAGCGGAAAAAGCAGCAGAGAAGAAACGACGACGAGAGGATCAGAAGCAGAAAGATAAACTGAAGATTCGAAAACTTGCCTTAAAGCCCCGCAGTTACTGGATTAAACAAGCCCAGCAAGCCGTAAACGCCTTCATCAGAGAAAGAGACCGCGACTTACCATGTATCTCGTGCGGAACGCTCACGTCTGCTCAGTGGGATGCCGGACATTACCGGACAACTGCTGCGGCACCTCAACTCCGATTTGATGAACGCAATATTCACAAGCAATGCGTGGTGTGCAACCAGCACAAAAGCGGAAATCTCGTTCCGTATCGCGTCGAACTGATTAGCCGCATCGGGCAGGAAGCAGTAGATGAAATCGAATCAAACCATAACCGCCATCGCTGGACTATCGAAGAGTGCAAGGCGATCAAGGCAGAGTACCAACAGAAACTCAAAGACCTGCGAAATAGCAGAAGTGAGGCCGCATGACGTTCTCAGTAAAAACCATTCCAGACATGCTCGTTGAAGCATACGGAAACCAGACAGAAGTAGCGCGCAGACTGAAATGTAGTCGCGGTACGGTCAGAAAATACGTTGATGATAAAGACGGGAAAATGCACGCCATCGTCAACGACGTTCTTATGGTTCATCGCGGATGGAGTGAAAGAGATGCGCTATTACGAAAGAATTGATGGCAGCAAATACCGAAATATTTGGGTAGTTGGCGACCTGCACGGTTGCTACACGAACCTGATAAAAAAACTGGAGACAATTGGATTCGACACCAAAAAAGACCTGCTTATCTCGGTTGGCGATTTGGTTGATCGTGGTGCAGAGAACGTCGAGTGCCTGGAATTAATCACATTCCCCTGGTTCAGAGCTGTACGTGGAAACCATGAGCAAATGATGATTGATGGCTTATCAGAGCGTGGAAACGTTAATCACTGGCTGCTTAATGGCGGTGGTTGGTTCTTTAATCTCGATTACGACAAAGAAATTCTGGCTAAAGCTCTTGCCCATAAAGCAGATGAACTTTCGTTAATCATCGAGCTGGTGAGCAAAGATAAAAAATACGTCATCTGCCACGCCGATTATCCTTGTGACGAATACGAGTTTGGAAAGCCAGTTGATCATCAGCAGGTAATCTGGAACCGCGAACGAATCAGCAACTCACAAGACGGGATCGTTAAAGAAATTAAAGGCGCGGACACGTTTATCTTTGGTCATACGCCAGCAGTGAAACCACTCAAATTTGCCAACCAGATGTATATCGATACTGGGGCAGTGTTCTGCGGAAATCTCACATTGATTCAGGTACAGGGAGAAGGCGCGTGGGCATAAGAGAACTAAACCTCACCAAAGAACAGCATGAGTGGCTGAATGGCTGGCTTGAACTGTGGGGCGCATGGGTTTATTCAGGTCGTCTGGAAAAGCGCATGAGCAGCGTAATAGCGAAGTTCATGGAGAGCGTAGAGCCGGGAAGAGTTATGACAAGGCCAATGTGTAATGATGATGATGGAATGTTGATTTCTCAGGTCGTCGATTCCGTCATGTACATTGACAAGAAAGCCTTTGGAATCCTCCTCAGCTACTACGCTCATGGCTCTTCCAAGCACGCCATTGCATCTTACTATCATCGCGTCGCAAGACCTCGCAAGATGTTATGCCGTGGCGGCGGGCGCATTCAAAAACCATCGCTCGCAACCTGTCGACGGGAAGTTGACGAAATCCTTAATGCCTCGTTGTTTATGATTTACCCGGTTCTGGATAGTGCGTTTAAAAATCGGAAACGTGTAGAGAAAATTAAACATGTAGCATAGAACGTGTTGACATCATTGAGCAAATGAGCAACACTATTGGCATAAGCTGCCGTTAGTGACTCTTAAGTTGCAACGGTGGCTTTTTTTATTTGGGTCAGTCGTATAAAGGTCATTACGGAAGGCTGTTAACCTTCTTATCGTGGTTCGAGTCCACGCTGTCCCGCCAAATATGCTGGTTTGGCTCCAATGGTAGAGCAGTCGCCTTGTAAGCGAATGGGTAGCGGTTCAAGTCCGTTAACCGTAAGCGTCAACGGAGCACCGTATTGACGCTTATTTATTGGTGAGTACTACGTTCCATGGCAGGAGTTCATCAACTCGGTTGGAAGGCCATTCCGGCAGTACGCTCAGGATATGGCCCAGATACGCTTCCGGATCGATACCGTTCAAACGGCAGGTGCCGATCAGCCCGTACAACAGTGCTCCACGCTCGCCGCCGTGATCGCTGCCAAAGAACATAAAGTTTTTCTTTCCGAGACAGACTGCACGAAGCGCTCTTTCCGCAGCATTATTATCCGCCTCCGCCAGACCGTCATCACTGTAATAACAGAGGACATCCCACTGATTCAGTACATAGCTGAACGCTTCGCCCAGTCTGGATTTTTTCGACAGCGTACCATTCTTCTCCACCATCCATTCATGCAGCGACGTCAGTAACACTTTGCTTCGCTGCTGCCTGACCGCCAGGCGTTCAGACACCGGCAACCCGCGTATTTCGTGCTCAATGGCGTACAGTTCACTGATTCGCTTCAGGGCTTCTTCTGCCGTCGCACTTTTGCTGCTGATGTATACATCGTGGATTTTTCGCCGGGCATGGGCCCAGCACGCAACTTCTGTCAGTGCACCACCTTCACGTTCTGCACTGAACAACCTGTCGTAACCTGTGAACGCATCCGCCTGCAGGATACCCCGGAAGGGGCGGAGGTGTTGCTCCGGGTGTTTCCCCTGCCGGTTCGGCGAGTACGCGAACCAGACCGCTGGAGGAGATGACGAACCCACATTGCGATCATCCCGGACATACGTCCAGATACGCCCTGTTTTCGCCTTTTTCTGACCCGGTGCCAGTACCTTTACCGGTGTGTCATCAGTGTGAACCTTGCGGGTGTTCATTACATAACGGTACAGGGCATCATTCACCGGTGTCATTAACTGGCAGCACGCGTCAACCCAGTTGGAGAGTAAGGCCCGGCTCAGTTCGACACCCTGGCGGGCAAAGATTTCACTCTGACGATACAGTGGCAGATGTTCGCAGTATTTTCCCGTGAACACGCGGGCAAGTAATCCGGGGCCCGCGATACCACGCTCTATCGGGCGGGACGGCGCCGGTGCTTCAACAATACAGTCACATTTTGTACAGGCTTTTTTTACCCGTTCTGTGCGGATCACTTTCAGGGCACTGCTCACCAGTTCCAGCTGTTCAGCGCTGACTTCCCCCAGATAATCCAGCTCACCGCCACACTCCGGGCAACAGCTTTCTTCTGGCTCCAGGCGGTGTATTTCACGGGGAAGGTGTGCCGGTAACGGACGACGATGGCGCGACTGTCGCAACTGGCGGGGAACCTGAGGATCGTCTTCCCGCCCACTGTAACGATCGCTGTCCTGTTCACGTTGTTTCAGCAGAGCCTCAGCCAGTTCAACTTCACGACGCAGTTTTTCAGAACGGGTACCGAACAGCATCCGGCGCAGTTTTTCTATCTGAGCCCGCAGATGTTCTATTTCCCGTTCATCTTCTTCGATCTTTTCTTCGGCACGTGTCAGTGCAGAGCGCAGGAAGGCTTCCGTCTCTTCAACCAGACTCAGTTGCTGGTCTTTCTGACGGAGGGCTTCAGCCTGCTCAGAGAGCAACCTTTCCAGCTCTGCGATGCGAATGAGGTATTTCTGACTCATGACCGTTTTTATAATGCGGTCAGGAGTTTTTTACAACATTGTCAGTGAGTTACGGCTGGATGTTTTTGGCTGACGCCAGTCCAGTTTATCGAGGAGCATTGCCAGTTGCGAGCGGGTAATGGATACCTTGCCGTCACGTACCGCAGGCCAGATAAACTGGCCTTCCTCCAGGCGTTTGGTGAACAGGCACAGACCATCAGCATCAGCCCAAAGAATTTTAACGGTGTCACCCCGTCGGCCACGGAAGATAAACAGGTGACCGGAGAAGGGATTATCATTCAGCACATGTTGTACCTGTTCTCCCAGTCCGTTGAAGGATTTACGCATATCGGTAACGCCGGCAACGAGCCAGATACGGGTACCTGATGGGAGTGAGATCATCTTCCCCTCCCGGTCAGTTCACGGATCAACACCGTGAGCAGCTCTGGCGATGGATTTTCCAGCGTCATGTTACCGTGACGGAATTCCACCTTGCAGGAGCTGGCACTGACTCTGGTCTGAGTGGTAGTGGATAAAGATGGCGCAATGGCCACCACAGGTTCTTTCTGCTCATCCGGCGTTATTTCTACAGGTAATAATTCAACGCCAGTGTCAGAAGAGGTCGTTACCGGAAGACGCCGCGAAACACGCCCTTCGTTCTGCCAGAGCCTGAGCCATTTGAACAGGAGGTTATCATTGATATCGTGTTCCCGGGCGATACGGGCAACAGAGGCTCCTGGTTGCAAAGCCAGTTTAACCATTTGAAGTTTAAAATTATTTGAAAATGATCTGCGGGGTTCTGCGGATAATGTTTTTTGCTCCATAACAGGCGTCCACTAGTTTGAAAAGGTGGGCACCTACGTTACCAATACTGGCTTAATGGCTACATACGGCAGTCGGTTTACGCTTACATATCAGCGATCCATTCTGTGCTGTTTGATTGTGCGCTCCCCGCTCAGAATTGCGCGTCAATTAGCCTATAAAAAATCGCGAAGATACAATACGTACTTCATTGCGCTTGAACACCCCAGGCATAATATCGCTGGATTGAAATGTTCGGGCATGGCAAGCGTATGAATATGCCGTGGCGGGGCGGTTTTGACCCACGCGCGTGGGATGTGGCAAGTCTGATGGATTTTGCTGTGCCGGTGGTGGCGTGTCTGCTGGTCTGGCTGTTGGTTAATCGCGGGTGA